CAAGACCCTTGGTGCCCAACCTTTCAACTACACTGATGCCATTGACGCCCTTCCTAACGCCATCCACTCTTTCGGTGGTAAGGACGCTGTTGCCTCTGGTGACTACATCGACGCTTCTGGTATCTTTGACGATGCTGGTGCTCATGATATTACTGGTGGTACCGCATGGGGAACCGGCTATGCTGATCCTAATTTCAATGGTGCCGAGAACTCTGGTGTCTCTGATGCCGGTACATTCGTTCTTTCCGAGACTGCCCTTGACATGCACTGCTGGGGTGAGAACCCTGTTGTCACTGCCAAGTTACAACTTAACGGCCAAGACCGCTTCTCTGAGCGTGAGGGTACATACTTCGACCTTGTCCAACCTTTCCAACACCACACACGCAGCCCCGATACCGGTATCAATGTGTACTCCTTCGCCCTTCGCCCCGAGGAGCACCAACCTTCTGGTTCCTGTAACTTCTCCCGTATCGATAACGCTACCCTTCAACTTGTTCTCTCCAACGCCACCGTTGAGGGTACCAAGACTGCTAAGGTCCGTGTTTACGCTACTAACTACAATGTCCTTCGTGTCATGTCTGGTATGGGAGGATTAGCATATTCCAATTAAATTTGAGTAAGTCATTACATCTAATTATTTACTAATTGTAACTGATTAAAAAATATTCATTTTATATAAAATATATATAATATGAATTTATTGTCTTTCTACTTATGTTAGCTATTTTCATAATATAAGAAAAATTTAAACCATATTGTGTTCTACACAATAATCACAATAGGAATACATAAAATGAAAAAAAGATGAGACTGATTCCACCAATTTATCATATATTTCCCCTACAATATCGATATCATCATCAATGTCGTAATCATTTTCCATATATTTCTCCATATTACACTTTATCCATTTTTGTTTTTATATTATTTTTATTTTTATTATCGTGTTTAATTTTCATTTTTATATTTGCTTCTTTTTCTTTTGCCTATCTTACAATGGTGTATTAAATAAACGATTCATATTTTCTACTTCAGGACGATATTCTGAATGTGTAAATATCTTTTCAATCAAATCATCATGTCTGAAACGAATACTATAATTTTTATGGAGATGGTTTCTTCCAATACGCCCCATCGCTTGGATTGTTTTCTCTTGTGTCATGTCTCCCAAATCCTTGCTAATGTAACCATGGCAAAACTGATAGTTTGTACCATAGATATAATCAGAGGAAGCAATAATCATAAACAGTTTCTGATCATTTGCCAATTGCTTCATAATTTCAGTATAATCACTATCATGATTGTTCGTGAATACACCAATTCCCATGAGTAACAATATCTTCCAACTACTATCTACTGATAGTAACATGATTTTCTCAACATCTGCTGGCTCTATTTTACATGAAAACTCGCGCGTAACCTCGTCCTTTTTAGCCCAATAACGCAAATGTTCCAATTTATTCGGCACAAACAAATCATTTAATGCGATTGTTTTCACTAATCGTCCAAGACCATCAATTTCTTGTTTCAACTTGATTTGTTCTGGTTTCAACGATTCCTTTGTCATTTTATTTTCTTTTTCAATTTCAGCACCTAGACTATCTTCTAATTGCCGTTCCTTCTGTCTCAAAACAGCAATGATTTTATCATTATGTTGAATCGAATTCATCATATCCTTAATAACTTGGTCAGGAATTTTAACTTCCTGAAGGATAAACTTGGAAATCTTCTCCACATTATTTGCTAAGAATATTGTAGGGCCATCTGTTAATGTATGAGAATCTGTTGTAGCTACATGAATATTAGATGTGTATTTGGTTATTCGTTTGCTCTGCATTGATGAATAAATAGCTGGCCATTCTGACTCATTTACCTTTTCTAGAATACTGAGATAATGAAGCTTAATTGTATTCATTGTCAATTCACTCAATTGATGATACTTATTTGTGATTTTGTTAATATCATCGACTATCTTATTTTCCTTATTCATATAGCTGATAAACTTAACACATTCGCTTAAATCAAAGTATCGCAACAATGTCAGATTAATTTTACAATGTTGAACGCTTTCTTGAAGCTTACCATAGTCTTCATACTTTAAGTGAGGCATTTCTACGAAGTTATTTGTATTGATTATAGGAATAGATTTATTACAGTCATGACTAACGATATTATAAACACCGCTATTATCATATTTAGACATAAAATCGGCAATCGTTTCTTGTAAATCAGATTGATGAGGTAGTGTAGCCGATGACAAGATAATATTTGGAATTACATTTTTTTGCCAATTGTCTGTTATATATTCATGAAATTCATGTTCGTCATAATCCATCGTAATAGTGGGTTCATCCCAATACATGATCATATCTTCTGCTTTATTAAATGCATTCATGTAATTCATGGCACATAAATAGGATTTAATATCACAAATCATAATTTCAACATTTTCACCATTTGTATTGTCTACCTTTCTTGATCCATCCTTGTATTTAATATGAGTTCCTGTTTTACTATGCTTGACATAATCCTTTGCTGCAAAGTAATGAAGTCGAATATCAGAGACATCGTGGCATCCAAACGCGAATGCTATCTTCTTCCCAACGGAAATAGCTGACTTGGCTAATGCCAGACCAACATGTCTGGCAGCACAAACGAAGATGATTCGTTTGGATTCAGATAGTCCAAGTGGGCTTAATGTTTTACCAGTACCAGTAGGTGCGATATACAAGACAAGTTTAGGTTGTGGATTCTTACATATAGTAAATAGTTCTTTCTGGTGATTATACAGATGAAAATCGTGATATAATGTTAGATCATTGTTATTTTCAATTAAATCATTGCTTTTTTCAAATAGCGTGTCAATGTCAATATCCTCAAAATAACTATCTAAGATAGTATCGATAAAATCATTCACTTTCGGAAGAATATTTGTAATATGGATTTTACGCAAATGATATAGAGTATAGTAGTTTTTATTAAATTTATCCATGTCATCTTTATAGTAATACCGAATCACATTATCAGTAATATGTAGTAAATAAAATTCGAATATTTTTTTACCACAATCGTTTATTGTCTTACGCATATTTTCTAATTTTAATTTTTCTATGGAATTTACTCTTTTGAGTTTATTTGGAAGTGAACTATCAAAATCTATTTCATATTTATTAACCAATCTATAAATCCCTTTTTCAAAGTATTCTGTGTATAGATAATCTTTTATATTTTCATTTGGTTCTAATTTCATAAAGTTTATCATTGACATATTTTTATTGTACACGATATTAACATCGTGATACCCTTTTATAATTAAAGTCAAAATTTCCTTTTCATCCTGACTAACTGGGATCTCGGTAGTATCCCATTCTCTTTTAGAAAGCTTTTGTTGATTTAGATCCATTGTGAATTACTAGTTGTTATATAGTGTTTTAGAATTAATTATTTCAATTTTTATTTTTAATATATTTGAATATTTGAATATTTGAATATTTGAATAATGGCAAATATTTAATAAAAATTGATTTTGTTTTATTCAATAAAAAAAAATCATTATTCTATATAAAATGGATTCACCTCTTATTTTAAGTATCGACGGAAATATCGGTTCTGGTAAATCTACATTATATGCTGATTTACAGACACATTATGCTAATAATAATGATATATGTTTTGTGCCCGAACCAGTAAATGAATGGAAAAGTATTGTTGACCATGAAGGGACACCTATTCTTACGAATTTATACAAAGATACACAAAAATATGCATTTCGATTTCAAATGATGGCTTATATATCTAGACTTCATTTATTGAGGCAAAAAATAAAGGAAAATAAATATAAAATTATCGTTAGCGAACGATGTGTTCAAACAGATAAAAATGTATTTGCCCAGATGTTATTTGACGACGGTATGATTGATCATGACGAATTCCAAATATATTTAAATTGGTTCGATGAGTTTTTGGATGATATTGTACTTGGTGGTATTATTTATGTAAGGGCTGAGCCCAATGTATGTGATAGTCGTGTAAAAATAAGAGCTCGTGAAGGTGAAACTATTCCCCTTGAATATTTAACGAAATGTCATAAGTACCACGAAGAATGGTTGAATAATATAACTACTTCTAAGTTAGTAATTAATGCTGATGTGGATACAACTTTGCCAGAGAATAAATATATTCGTCAAGAATGGATAAACCAAATTAATGAATGGATACATAATGATTTCAATACACAAACAGATAACAATACACAAACAGATAACAATACACAAACAGATATCAATACACCTGTAAAATATAAACTACAGTTTGATGGAGCTTGTAGAGGTAATCCATCTAATACTATTGGCACGGGGGCAATATTATATGATGAAAACAATATAGTAGTTGATAATTCTTCGCGAAAATATGAAGTAGACGAAGGTACAAATAATGTTGCTGAATATTTATCATTAATTGACGGACTACGATTAGCACAAACAAATAATGCAAAGAATATATTAGTTGAGGGAGATTCACAGTTAATAATAAATCAAATAACCGATGTATATAAAGTAAAATCTTCGAAATTGGTTTATTATCACAATGTTGTAAAAACATTAATTAAATCATTCGACCAAATCGAATTTCGACACATACGTCGTGAATTTAACAACGAAGCTGATAAATTAGCAAATAAAGCATTAGATAAGTTAGATTCAAATTTAGAAATAAATCCGGATAATAGTCAAGAGGCAAATGATGATAGAATAAATACTGATTTATATACTACTACTGGATTCGAGTAAATAATACAAGCATTATTCCAATTATAAATATTTTTAATAGAGGATATAAATAATGAATTAATTTGTCAAATAGTAATTACTTTTATTTAAACTCGATATTGGTTTATATTTGAGAATATCAAGTTCTTTTTTTGTAGTAGGAAACAATTCTTCGCTATATATATCCTGTAAACACAACCATTCAAACATCCCACCTTGATAAATATATATATTTTTAAATCCTAATTTAAATAGTTGATCGTATTTTTCATAAATACTTACATCATTCGTATTAGTTCCATAAATAACAATATGACGTCCTAAATCAACATTCAATAAATGATTAATAAATGATTCTTCATTGTCAATAGATATTGTATTTGGTAATAAACATTCCTGTTTATTTATAGGCAAAGTGTTTATTAGACAATATGTATCTTTATTTTTCAAGATATATTGAATATCTTCAAAATTCATCCGTTGAATTGAATTTTGATTGCCCATAATTTTAAATATTTAATTAACATACTGATTAAATATTTAAATTTTAAATTCATTAAATATACATTCCCTCTCACTATATACATATTCCTAACCATCCTAACAATATATGTTATTTAATCAAATTTCATTATTATCTCAACCATTTCTTTCTTGATACTTTTTGAAGCAGATACTGACAATTCTTCACGTTTTTTTCGGGTTTTATTCTTATTATCAACATGACGATTTTTTGATGTACTATTTCTATTATTCATATCTTTCTCAATAATAGCATAATTATGTGAAATATAATCAATTACATTATTTTCTATAGCCCATTTAAAAAAATTTAATTGTCCAATAGTTGTTTGGATGTGTGTATTTTCCTTATATGGTATACTTATTCTATCCCATCTACAAAAAGGATCAAACCGACGCTTAGAATACGCCTTTAATTTCAGTTTATAATCGTTATATACCTTAAATCGTTTATCATTTCCTTCCATTTGATAGACCGTATAATATTTTTTTGCATAGTTTGTGGAAAACCAATCAATTATTCGCAACGATGTTCTTGATTCACCATTAATAATTTTTATCATTCTTTCCATGTTATCACCCTTCTTATAAAATTCTAATAAATTATTTAATAACAAATCATTTTGTGTATTGTAAGTACTAGACATATGAATACAAATATTACTATGTTTTTTTTAAATACTTTTTTATTAAAACTAGTTTCTATTTTCCTTTTTTACATTGAATTCGAATTTTGTGGTGTTAAAAATTTCTCTTGTACCTGTAAATCTTCTAAATAGTTAGATGAGATAAACGGGTTCATATTTGTTTGGGCAACTAATTCACGTTCATTAATTTTATGGAAATGATTTTCTCTCTTTGATTCATTTTTTATAAAGTCATGGCCCTCTTGTAGGATTGTTTCCATTATATTATTTCCTATAACCTTGGGCTTATCTTTCAGCTTGCTTCTCTCGTAGAACTGTTCCTTCACCGAAGGTGACCATTTTAAATATATTATATCACTCATATATTTTGTCTTATTATAATTATAAATGTTTTCTAACTATTTTGATTTCTTTTCCCTTTTTAAATTTTTCACAATCCATATTACCACGCTTAATATTACATTCTAAACAACATATTACCACATTATTTCTATTATGACCCATAGAATTATCAATACGATCTAATGTCCATTGTTTTTTTGAAAAGCATTCTTTATATAACAAATGACATATATCCTTACAATAATAGCATTTTAATTTACTGATAACTAATCTTTCTATTACATCGTCTAAGGAAATAAACCAATTTAAATCGAAACATTGTTTTTGAATATCCTGATTCTTATATCCACTAATTTTTTTATTAATTGTTTGTAGTATACTCTTTCTATCTTTAATTTCTTCGTCCAAAAATATTTTATTGATTAATTCAATTTGCATATTATGTTTATAATAATTATCGTTAAATATATATTTTTCAGCATCACTGCGAATAGGTACTGTATTATTATTCAGCTTATCTATATTTCGTTTCCCTTTGATTTCGATTGCTTTCATTAAACTTAAAATATATATAATTTTATTTATATTATTTTAAAAGTATATAAACTTTACTTTATATAAAATAATAGTAGTTATGAAATCTGATGAGTGTATTGAACTAAAGAATATAAAGTATAAGTCTATGTTATTAAATAATACTTCGGATGAAGTTATAGAAACTGTAGAAAATTTATCCAATTTGGATCATTTTCTAGAAGGAGAGAAAAAAACAAATTCCGGGGAACCATGGGCCAAATTAGATAAAACATCAAAACTGTTACGGTTTAATGAGTTTGCTATACATTATTGTAATGAAAATGAACATTCAAATGATGACAAAAAATCATTAGTCAGTGTATTGGCTAATAATTTGGATAGAAAAAAATTATTAAAAGCAAAAGAAGTTATTTATGATAAAGATAACGGAAGAATTATTTCTATCCCATCATTAGTATATAATATTACAACGAAGCGCTTTACATTAAAAAGGTCAGACAAAAGACCATCTACATTGAAGTCTCTTGCGCCAAAGAAATCAAAAGGAAGCGATAAACAAAGGGGGAATAAAGCATCTAATGACTTAAATAATAATATTATATAAAATTGATGATACCATATACTTTTTAATCATTGATAAAAACTAAAATAGTTACACTATACATACATTTAAACATTTTCTATATAGTTTATATAATTCTACAGAAAATGTTATTATCACAGCTATCTAAATTAGTCAATATTATAAAGGAATTTGATATACCGTCTTATTTCTCAAATAACACAAAAATACTAACACTCAAACAAAGGCCCGAATTGGATAATAGTAATATATACAATTGTACAAATACTAATGTTATTTTGAAAGCCAACGAGTGTGACGAAATAGCGTTAACAATAATGAATTTAATGGATAATTATCTCGAAACTTATCCGTTAGAAGTCAGTAATTATAATTTTGAAAATAATATACAGGAAT